CCGGCGGCGCCCGGCCGCTCGACCCGTGTCGCGCTGGTGGGCGAGACGCTGGACCAGGTGCGCGAGGTGATGGTGTTTGGCGAAAGCGGCATCCTCGCCTGTTCGCCGCCCGACCGGCGCCCGGTCTGGGAGGCCACCCGCCGCCGTCTGGTCTGGTCCAACGGCGCGGTGGCGCAGGCGTTTTCGGCGCATGAGCCGGAAAGCCTGCGCGGGCCGCAATTCGACGCCGCCTGGGTCGATGAACTGGCCAAGTGGAAACGCGCCGAAGCCGCCTGGGACATGCTGCAGTTCTGCCTGCGGCTGGGCGAGCATCCGCGCCAGGTCGTCACCACCACGCCGCGCAACGTCGGTGTGCTCAAGGCGATTCTCGCCAACCCGACCACCGTCACCACCCACGCGCCGACGCTGGCGAATCGGGCGTATCTGGCGAAAAGCTTCCTTGACGAGGTCTATGCCCGCTATGGCGGCACCCGTCAGGGGCGCCAGGAACTGGACGGCGTGCTGCTGGACGATATCGAGGGCGCGCTGTGGTCGTCGGCGGCGCTTGAGGCCGGGCGCTGCGACACCCCGCCCGCCTTCAGCCGAATCGTCGTCGCGGTCGACCCGCCGGTCACCGGCCACGCCGGATCGGACGAATGCGGCATCGTCGTGGTCGGCGCGATCACCGACGGCCCGCCCAAGGACTGGCGCGCCGTGGTGCTCGAGGATGCCAGCGTCTCTGCCGCCAAGCCGACCGACTGGGCGCATGCGGCGCTGGCGGCGGCGGCGCGCCACAATGCCGACCGGGTGGTGGCCGAGGTCAACCAGGGCGGCGATCTGGTCGAGACCGTCTTGCGCCAGATCGACCCGATGGTGCCGTTTCGCGCCGTGCGCGCCACCCGTGGAAAGGTGGTGCGCGCCGAGCCGGTCGCGGCGCTCTATGAACAGGGCCGCGTCGCGCATCTGCGCGGGCTGGGCGATCTCGAAGACCAGATGTGCCGCATGTCGGTCAAGGGCTACCAGGGCACCGGCAGCCCCGACCGGGTCGACGCGCTGGTCTGGGCGCTGACCGATCTGATGATCGAACCGGCGCTGAAAGCCCGCAACCCGACCCTGCGAACGCTGGGTTAAACGCTTCTTTAACCCTGTCTGGCAGAGTGCCCTACATCGGATCACAGCCCGGCAGGGTTTCACCGACAACGAAATTTCCCGAACGCCCGCAATGACTTGCCTGGGCGGTCGGGGGCGGATTGCCCGATGCGGGGCGCACAGAACGAAGGAGACGCACAGCATGGCGGTGTTCGACTTTCTCAAGCGGGCCGAGGCAGCCCCCGACGAGGTCAAGGCCTCGGCGACCGGGCCGGTGATCGCCTATCGCGGCACTGGCCGCGTGGCCTGGAGCCCGCGTGACACCGCGAGCCTCATTCGCACCGGCTTTGCCGGCAACCCGGTCGGCTTTCGCGCCGTCAAGCTGATCGCCGAGGCCGCCGCAGCACTTCCCCTGGTGCTGCAGGACGCCGAGCGCCGCTATGACGCCCACCCGATGCTGGGCCTGATCACCCGCCCGAACCAGGCTCAGGGCCGCGCCGAGCTGTTCGAGGCGCTCTATGGCCAGCTTCTCCTGACCGGCAACGGCTATCTCGAAGCGGTCGGAACGCCGGGCGAGGTGCCGAGTGAGCTGCACGTCTTGCGCTCGGACCGGATGAGCCTGGTCCCCGGCGCCGATGGCTGGCCGGTCGCCTATGACTACACCGTGGGCAGCCGCAAGCACCGCTTCACGCTGGGCGAGGGCGCCTCGCCGATCTGCCACATCCGCCAGTTCCACCCGCAGGACGACCATTACGGGCTGTCGCCGATGCAGGCCGCCGCCAGCGCGCTGGATGTGCACAATTCGGCGTCAGCCTGGTCCAAGGCGCTGCTCGACAACGCCGCGCGGCCCTCGGGCGCCATCATCTACCACGGCTCTGACGGTCAGGGCACGCTGACGCCCGACCAGTATGACCGGCTGGTCAACGAGATGGAGGCGCATCACGTCGGCGCGCGCAATGCCGGACGGCCGATGCTGCTGGAAGGCGGGCTTGACTGGAAGCCGATGGGATTCTCGCCCTCGGACATGGAGTTCCAGAAGACCAAGGAGGCCGCCGCGCGCGAGATTGCCACCGCCTTCGGGGTGCCGCCGATGCTGATCGGCATCACCGGCGAGGCGACCTACGCGAACTACCAGGAAGCCAACCGCGCCTTCTACCGCCTGACCGTGCTGCCCTTCGTGGCAAGGGTCACGGCTGCTGTCGGGCATTGGCTGTCGGGCTTCGCCGGCGACGACCTGGTGCTGAAACCCGACCTCGACCAGGTGCCCGCGCTGGCCAGCGAACGTGACCAGCAATGGAAGCGCGTCGCGGACGCCGATTTCCTGACCGACGCCGAGAAACGCGCGCTGCTGGGCCTGCCGAAACTGGCGGAAGACGAATGAGAGGACAGCCAGACATGACCCATCAACAGCTTGATCTTGAACACAAGTTCGTCGCGCTGGGCGAAACCCGCGCGACCACGGACGGCCTGACCATCGAGGGCTATGCCAGCCATTTCGGCACCCCCGACCGGGGCGGCGACGTGGTGCAACCCGGCGCCTACGGCGCCAGCCTGGCGGCGCTGGCCGCGAAGGGCGGGCAGGTCCGGATGCTGTGGCAGCACGACCCGGCGCAGCCGATCGGCGTCTGGGACGCGGTGCGCGAGGACGCGCGCGGCCTGTTCGTCAAGGGCCGCATCCTTGCCGATGTCGCCAGGGGCCGCGAGGCCGCCGCCCTGATCGCGGCGGGCGCCATCGACGGGCTGTCGATCGGCTACCGCACGATCCGGGCCACCAAGAACGACAAGGGCCAGCGGCTCTTGCACGAACTGGAGCTTTGGGAAGTGTCGCTTGTCACCTTCCCGATGCTGCCCGGTGCGCGGGTCGGGACCAAGGGCGATACGCCCGAGGACCAGGCCCTGCGCGAGCTGGCCGCTTCGATCCACGAGGCGCGCCGTATGCTGGTTTCGCGTGAGCGGACCGGCGATCTGACCCGCAAGAACAGGATGGATCAATGAGCAAGTCCGAGACCCATGCTCAGGGCGTGTCCCCGGCCGACGAGGTGAAAACCGCCATCGCAGGCTTCATGAGCGATATCAGACAGTTCCACGACGACATTGAAACCCGACTTGACCAACAGAAAGAGCGACTGACGATGCTGGACCGCAAATCCCACCCCCAGACCTCCTCCATGCGCCCGGCGCTTGCCGCCGCCGCCGATCACGCAGCCCCGCACCAGAAGGCGTTCGAAGCCTATCTGCGTTCGGGCGACGATGACGGCCTTCGCGGCCTTGTCATCGAGGCCAAGGGCATGGCGACCAACGTGGCCGGCGACGGCGGCTATCTGGTCGACCCCGAGACCGCCGCGACGATCCAGAGCGTGTTGCGCTCGAACGCCTCGCTGCGCGCCATCGCCAACCTGGTGAACGTCGAATCGACCGCCTATGACGTGTTGATCGACCACGGCGACCTCGGCTCCGGCTGGGCCACCGAGACTGATCCCTCGATCGAGACCGGCACGCCCTCGATCGACCGCATCACCATCCCGCTGCATGAACTCTCGGCCCTGCCGAAAGCCTCGCAGCGGCTGCTGGACGATGCCGCCTTCGACATCGAGCGCTGGCTGGCCGAGCGGATCGCCGACAAGTTCGCCCGTGCCGAAGCGGCGGCCTTCGTGTCCGGCGACGGCACCGACAAGCCGACCGGCTTTCTGACCCACCCCAATGTCGACAACGATGCCTGGGTCTGGGGTAGCCTCGGTTACATCGCCACCGGCACGCCGGGCGATTTCGACCCGGTCAGCCCGGCGGATGCGGTGTTCGATCTGGTCTATGGCCTCGATGCCGAATACCGCGCCGGGGCGAGCTTCGTGATGAACTCGAAAACCGCCGGCGCCGTGCGCAAGATGAAGGACGCCGATGGGCGCTTTTTGTGGTCCGACGGCCTTGCGGTCGATCAGCCGGCGCGGCTGGTGGGCTATCCGGTGCTGATCCTCGAGGACATGCCGGACATCGCCCTGGACGCCACCCCGATCGCGTTCGGTGACTTCGCCGCCGGCTATACCATCGCCGAACGGCCCGACACCCGCATCCTGCGCGACCCGTTCTCGGCCAAGCCGCATGTGCTGTTCTACGCCTCCAAGCGTGTCGGCGGCGATGTCAGCGATTTCGCCGCGATCAAGCTGCTGAAGCTCTCGGCCGCCTGATCCGACCCGGATCCGCGCCGTCCGATCGGGCGGCGCGGTCAGTGGGCGCGCGCGGACTTGTCCCGTGCCTAGCTGCTTTCCCTCCGTCCGAGCGACGGGACAGCGCGCGCCCATGCCATTTTCGCGGATGCGGGGGGCCGATTTTCGGAGAAGTCACATGATGTTAGTCGAGCAGACCTCGGTGCCCGCCTCGGCCCTTCCGGTCGCCCAATTCAAGGACCATCTGCGGCTGGGCACCGGGTTTGCCGATGACGGGGTGCAGGATGCGGTTCTCGAAGCCCACCTGCGCGCCGCGATGGCCACCATCGAAGCCCGCACCGGCAAGGCGCTGATCGCGCGCGATTACGGCTGGAGCGTGACCGCCTGGCGCGACCTTGCCAGCCAGATCCTGCCGGTGGCGCCGGTCGCGGCCATTACCGGGCTGTCGATCTTCGACCGGCTGGGCGACGAGGAAGTCGTCGCCGCCACACGCTATCGCCTGGTCGCGGATCAGCACCGCCCCAGACTGGCGGCGACGGGCTTCTGCCTGCCGCCGATCCCGGTGGGCGGGCGTGCGGTGATCGCGT